TAGACCGAAATACCGCGAAAAATAAGGCGAAACAGCCCCCGTCAATCGAGTGGGAATAAAGTACAAAAGCCCCGCAAGCCCTGATAAATCAAGGGTTTGCGGGGCTTTTTCTGTTTCTGTGGCATTACTTTGGCATTAACGCATCAAATCATCCATCTTTTTGACTGCTTCATCGCTGGTGGTGGGGTATAGGTGCCCATAGGTCCGCAGCGTCGTTTGTATGTCCTCATGGCCCAGGCGCTCTTTCACCAGCAGGATAGGCGTCCCCAGGTGGATGAGTAGGGCGGCGTGGGAGTGGCGCAGATCATGGAGCCTGATAGGGTCCATGCCGGCCTCCGCGCACCCCTTGAGCATCGCCCGTCGGAAGTAGTGCTTCGTGAACGGGAAGAGCCGGTCATCCGGCTGGGGGTCGTATAGGGCGTTCTCATAGGCCCGTATCTCATCGCACAGCTTTTCCGGCAGCGGTATCACCCGGCGGCCTCGCTGGGTCTTTGGGTCCGTTATGACCTCTTCGCCCTCTACGCTCTGGAAGTTCCGGCGGACGGTGAGGGTCCGGGCCTCCAGGTCTATGTCCTCCGGGCAGAGGGCCAGCAGCTCCCCTATCCGCAGGCCGGTCCAGAACAGCACGGACAGGCCGGTCCGGGCGGGCAGTTTCTTGACGTGAGGGATGAACTGGTTGAACTGCTCCACCGTCCAGAATGACATCTCCTGGGCGTCTTTCTTGCCCACGCTACCGGCGAGGCGGGCCGGATTGATACCCAGGCCGTAGTATTTGCAGGCGTAGTTGAATATGGCCGAAAGCTGGTTGTTGATGGTCTTTGCATAGGTCGGGGCCACCTTGTCCGCGAGAAGCTGCGATTGCCACTTGCGAACGTGGGCCGGGGTAATCTCGTTGAGCGGGAGGTCCCCAAAAAACGGGAGGACCCGGTGCTCGATGAGATACCGCTTGTTCTGCATGGTGGTCCGCTTGAGACGCGGCTCCATGTCCCCCAGGTAGATTTCTGCGAAAGAGCGAAAGGTCATGTCACAGCTCCGGGCGCGGGTCCGCAAGAACTCTTCCTCAAACGCCTGGGCGTCCTTCTTGCGCTGGAAGCCCCGCTTCTTTTTGAGGCGTCGCTTGCCCTGCCAGTCGGTGTAGTAAAACGACGCGTACCATGTGTTCCTCAGTTCGTCTTTGTATGCTGGAATTTCAATCACCCTTTCGGAAGTCTCCCAAATTCATGCCAGAGCGGGTGCAGGACAGCCCAGGAGCCACGATAGGGGGTCTATGAATATACCAGGACCCCCAGAACGGAGAAGCGCTTATAGGGCCTCCCACGGGCCAAATACGCACAGGCCCCTTTTCAGGAGACCCGGTAGGCCTCTGGCACGTTCTTGAGCCAGACGCCCTCGGACTGCTGGTAGTCCCGGATGAGCTGGGCGATCTCCACAGAGGCGGCGGGGTCCCCGGCTTGCAGCGCCTCCTGGTAGTCGCTCTGGAGCTGGGCAAGGTGGGCCGCCCTCTCCCTCCGGCATACAGTGCAGAGGCCGGAGACCAGGTCCGCGCAGTTTTCGATGGAGCCGCAGCTCCGGCAGCTCAGATAGCCGATAGGCAAGTTTTCCACAGTTCACAACCTCCAATACCGATGTACGCTCTATTCGCGCACGCGCACGCGCATAGAGGAATATTATAATTACTAAGTCTTATATACATACTGTCTTATTATGGGTCCTGATTAGGACCTCATTTTTTGGGTATTCAGTCCTGATTAAGACCCTATTTTTCAAAATAAGGTCCTGATTAGGACCTCATTTTTTGGGTGTCCGTTCTGGCAGTCCAGTTTTCAACAGCTTTTCCACGGAGTTTTCCACAGGCTATTCCAGCAGACCAAGGCGGCGCAGCTTATCGGTCACAAGGTCAACAGAAACCTTTTCTGTGTATTTAACCTCGACCAAAGGCGTACCGTGCGTAGCACACCGTCTGGACTTTTCGGCATCCCGTTCTTGGTTGCGTTCAAGGGCCTCTTCGCCTCCCCAATGGTCCAGCGGTTCATAATGCTGTATTCCCTGATACTCGAAAGCGATGTTCGCTTGAACGACATACACATCCAATTCCAGGCGCCCGAGCCAGTCGGCCCGGTAATGATGGATGACCTCATCATCCGGGAAGAGCACTTCAACGGCGCGGTAAAGGCGCATCTCATTGACCCATCCCTCACCCACTTTCGGTAGGCCCTGGGAGACGCGGAGGACATTCTCGACGTAGTTCCACACGGCCCGATCTGCCCGGTTCTTCTGGCGCATCGCTTCCTGGAACGGCGCACCCTCGGACATCTTCACATTATGCCAAAAGGCGACCTCATCGGGGGCAATATCGTCCCTGGGAGGGCCGTTAAAAAGCGCTTCGATTTTCGCGGCCTCAATTTCGTAGGCAGTAGTCGCGGCCCTCTGTTTCTCCACCAGAGCCAAAAGCTCCGGCGGACATAGCTCAAGGCAAGGAACCCCGGAGGCAGAAAGCCCGACGGTCCACCCGGCGCGGGCGTGATCGTCAACTGGGGAGTTGTTCTCAGCATCAAAAGTCATCCACTCGTGAGGACACCCGCAGGAAAGCGTAGCCTCGATAGCTTCCGCATCCTCCCACTTGAAGCAAAACCCATCAAGCTCCAAGCACCGACGGCAAATGGTTTTTCCGGTTGCGTAATACCTCAAGAACGGAGTTTTGCAGCAAGGCTTATTCGGTAAAGTCCACATAGATCACCCGGCCTTCCCGCCAGAGGACCTGGCCTCTGCAACGCCGCTCTTTTTGACTTCGCCCAGCAGGGGCGCGGTCATCTCCTGGAGGCGGCCTATCAAGAGTAGCTGCTCCCGTTCCGGCAGCTTCTCGTAAAGCTCCAGCATCTCTCGTCCGTTCTCGGATATTCCGGGGGCGGGCGCTTTTTTCGTTTCTGGCTCCGTGTCGCTGCCGGTCAGGAAGTAGCTCACAGAGCAGCCGAGGAATTCACAGATGGGAGCTATATACTTTGCAGGCGGGTCGGTGCCGCGCTGCTTCCAGTTTGTCGTTGTTGTTGTATTGACGCCGATGAATTTAGAAAGCGCGTATGCGGTTAGGTTTCTGGAGTCAAGCTCATGGAAAAGCCGCTCGCAAATTGTCATCGAAACACCTCCCAAGCGGTATGCAAAGCACCCAAAAAATAAGGTAAATATTTTTCATTCGTTAGCTCCCAAAGTATTGACTTACACCCCAAATGTGATATAATATAATCAAGCCAAAGGAATAAGGTAAAAACCCAAAAACAAACGGCCCAGGGAACGGGCCAGAGGATAAAACAGGAAGCGGCAGTGAAAGCCGGGTCGGAAGCGGGCATAGCTCCGGGGATGACCGGCAGGCGGTAACGGCGGTACGAACGGCAACCTCTGGACCATCCCGAAGCCAAAAGGCTGGGTGCAACCGGCGGAAAGGAAAACCATGACTAACCGAGAAGCCTACCTGGATGACCTGGATGAGCTGCTGAAAGAAATCGACCAGCTTTTGAGCGCGGTTCCTATCGGCAAGACCAAGCTGGAGCGCCAGGCGCGGGAACAGGCAGAAGATGTGGCCGGAAGAGCCAGGGCCACTATCAACTGCATGAAGCGCGATTACATCATCGCTGAGTGATGACCGCCCGCCCCGGAGGTTACGAGGGCAGAAAGGATAACTAACCTATGGAACGCAACAAGTATGAATTGCAGCGCGAGGTCCTTGCTCGCAAGTACGAGACCATCCTCAAGGACTTTGAGGACACCAACGATGACCGGCGCATCGCCTGGAACTGCTACCAGCAAATCATCGGCGCTTGCGAGGCCATGCGGGACAGCGGCATGGAAAACAACTTTGTCTGCTGCGCGGTCAACAAGAGCATCCGGGAGCAGGAAACCGAGATTGACGAAATCATCACTCGGTTTACCGGAAAGGTTTACCGGGGCGTCCGCTGGGTAAAACCCGAAGAGGAAGAGCACAAGACGGTCACATACCGCGAGTTTTGGGCCGCGCTTAATGAGCTGCGGGAGAAGTTCAGAGAGCACCACATCAGCCTTGATGACTACACGGATGATGAAACAGGCGTAATCTCCCTCAAGGTAGGCTGGGCCTCCATCGGGTCTGTTTTAGCGGGTGAAGCAAGGGAGTTCGCGGACTGGATGCGGATGGCCGCCTCCGCCGTCGAGAACTTCAAGTACAACGGCTACCGCGTCAAGTGGGGTGAGTGAGACGGGACCAAGAGAAATCACCCAGGCCGAGGCCGCCGATCTGCTGGCCTCCGGCTTTGAGACCGGGCGGTATGAGCCGCTGGGCCTCTTCCTGGTGGGAGAGGCCGGCGGCACCTGGACCGGGATTGACAACAGCACCGGCAACGCCTGGACGGAAGAGTTTGGGACCCAGGCCGAGTGCCTGAAATGGCTGAAAGGAGAGAATGCGGTGTTTACTTTGGATGAAGCGGTCAGCCGGATTTATGAGCTGTCCGCAGAGGCTCACATGAACATGGCCCGCAACCTCAAGGAGCGCCGGACTTGGTGTGAGAAGAACCTCAAGAACTACCAGACCATCAAGCGGGCCTTTGAGAAAGTGCTTGACATCCGGTACGCGGAGCGCCTGGAGGTCTACCGCTACTACTACGGCGAGGGGGCGGCGATGCGCCACTCCCCCCACCTGAGAGAAGCTGCCCACACAACTATAACCCCTTAACCGCCGGTGCAACGGCGGCCAAGTGCGAAAGGAGCTAACCAAATGTTTATTTTCAGAACCTCCAACCGAACCCGCTATGCAAGGGCTGTCCGCCACATGATGGACCACCCGGAGCGGTACGAGGTGATCTCAAGAGGGCGAGACTACTCGGCGGACATCAAAGGCCCCGCCGGGTGTGGATGGTACATCCACTACCTGAAAGTTTGAGAGGGAGGCAAGAGCATGGCAACCAACATCAAGGACAAAATCGCTAAGCTGCTGGCCCTGGCAGAAAGCCCGAATGAGAACGAGGCCAAGGCCGCGCTGCTCAAGGCCCGCGAACTCATGGCCGAGCACAAGCTCAGACCCGAGGACGTCAAAAAGGCCAAAAAGGAAAAGGTCATCCGCAAGGTCCTGGACATCACTTGCACCGCCATGACCAATCCCTGGGCCGCATCCCTCTCCGCTGTTGTTGCGGAGCATTACTGCTGCCGAGCCTACCGCTACCGGAGCGCCGGTAGCAAGAAGAACAAGATTGGCCTGGTGGGGCTGGAAGAGGACTTCGAGATTGCCCAGCGAATTGTGATATACGCCCATGAGTGTGTCATGGCCGGTATCAAGGCCCAATTCGTCAGGGACCCCAAGGACCCTCCAGGAACCTACCGCGAGAAGTGCAACGCCTATGGCTGGGGGTTTGCCCGGGGAGTGAGCAAGGCTTTTCAGGAGCAGGAAGAGCAGCACCAGGAATGGGGCCTTGTGATGGTAGTCCCTCAAGCTGTGGATGACAGCATGGCCGACATGGGGAAAAAGACGCAGTTCGGTACTGAGCGGACCGGCGGCTGGCGCGATGCTTACCGCACCCTGGGCTTTCAGGACGGCAGGCGGTTTGACCCCGCATCCCGCCTGTCTGGTGGTGTTCCCGGACAGCTTATGATTGGAGGTTGATACCGATGAAGTGCAAGAACTGTGGGTGCGAAGTCATCCGCATCCGGTCGGGAGGGCGCAGCGTCGTTTGCGACGCCGCCCCGATCACCTACTGGAGCGTCCGGGATGGAGCCTCGATGTCAGAGATGTTATCCCTGCTGACCCCGAACGGGGAAAGCATCTACGGGACGCCTGCTGGAAAGCTGGAGAACGCCGTGGGTGTGGCCTACCACCCCCACACTTGCGGACTGCTGCCCATCTTCCACCGTGGCCGGGATAGCTGGAGCCGCCCGGTCTACGATGACGGAACGGGCCGCCTCCTGGTGGACGTGGACCCGCGAGCTGGCCGAAAACCGGACATCTGCACGAAGCAGGGCAACGCCTTTGACGGTGAACCCTGCGACCCGGTAGATGGAAATTTTATCTTCATTCCGCGCCGGGACACCTGGTAACAGTATATACCAGAACGTCCCAAAAAACAAGCCGTATAAATTAGATACAAGGAGGAACCAAGCATGAGAACGGCAAACCGAGTTAAGCCGAAGACCGACTTCGGCATTGAGGTCCGGCTCTTCACCGCACAGACCGGAATGACGGTGAAAGAGCTGGCCGAGCGGTCCGGCGTCAAGTACACGACGCTGATTGAGACCACCACGGGCCGCTGTGCAGGCCACCAGCTCATCCCCATTGTCCGGGAGTACATGGCGAACTACGAGCAAAAGGAGGCATGACCCATGGCGATGAAGCCCCTCAAGACCGCCCACGATATGTTCTACTTCGTGGAGGACGTGATGCAGATTTTGGGCTACTCCAAGTCTAAGAGCTACAAGGTCATCAAGAGCCTCAACCGCGAGCTGGAGAACCAGGGCAAATGCACCTGTGACGGGCGCGTCATCAAGCGGTATTTCCATGAGCGCTACGGCCTGGATGAGCTGAACGCGTCCGCGAGACGGGGGGCGTAGCCATGGAGAAGAGCAAGAGACGCCGGAGCTATGCCCGCGCCTACTACCGGCTGTCCGTCCTCTGCCTTGCGGCCATGGTGACGGCCCGCCTCATTCTACTGATGATTGATGTCATCCAGCTTCAAATCCAGACCGCCGGGGCTTTTTCAATCCCCGCGAGCGCGGCAATCTTGGTATTCACCGGCTGGGAGCTGAGAACCTGGACCGGTCAAGGAAAGGAGAAAAAATCATGTGGACCTACAAGTGTGACCGCTGCGGAGCGGCGCTTGACCCCGGAGAGCGGTGCGACTGCCAGGACCGCCCGGCCAAGTACAACGGCAAGCCGATCTTCACCCAGGAGAACTTCAACTACTCCGAGGCCAAGATAGGCGACTATGTGGAGCAGGCCGTTGTGGATGACGCCATGGACTGTCTGCCTCCGGCCTCGATGAGCGCCCGGTGCGCTCAGATGGGCGAACCGTACTCCCACCGGGAGGACCCGGAGACCGGGCGGCTCCGGCCTACTTACTACACGTTCAAGCGTGTGGCCGGAGAGTGGCCTAACGGTATCTGGCAATTCTGCGGCTGCTGCTTCCAGGGTGAGACCGTCCCCCGTGGCAAGGACCCGATCTACTGCTGAGAGGGGGCCGAAACGATGAAGCGAAGCTGCGGGGGGGGGTACTATGTGCAGGCGTCAGACCCTCACGACCCTGTCTCCGGCGGAACGGAGCGTAGCCGAGCAGCATTACCGGCTTGTGGAGTGGTACGTCAGACATCGGGGCCTCCCGGTGGATGAATACCTCGACGTTGCCGTGTTCGGCTATCTGCTGGCTGTGAAGCGGTGGTTTGCCCGCCCGGACCTTTACCGTTATGAGTTTACCACCATCGCCTGTGCTGCCATGCGGAGTGCAATCGGCAACGAGCAGCGCAAGCAATCCAGGCGCATTAAGACTGTGAGCCTGGATGACCCTATCCCAGGCACGGACGGCATGACCTGGGAAGACATCATCACCGAGGACCATCTTGTGTACTCGGCATAGGAGGAATAAGCGTGAAAATAACCTACAATCTGCAAGTGCTTCCCCAGCGGAAGAATAGCCGCAAGGACAGCGAAGAGACAACTGCGCTCAAGGCATTCCTCGCGGACAGCGAGAAAAAGAACATGGTCTTTGAGTACGATACCCCGCAAGAGGCTAAGAAGCGCTATGACAGTATGCGGAACTACCGCAACGCCAACAAGCTCCAGGACATCTACGATATGTGGCGAAGCGAGGCCCTGATCTGCATTGTGAAGACTAAGAAAGGAGCCGCGAAGAAATGAGCTACTACACCATCAATGAAGAGGCCGCCCGCACCGCCAACGACTTAAACAGCCACTATACCTACCGCGAGGGAAGCGCCACGGCTTCATACCGGAGGCAGGTGGATGAGGCTACCGATCTGGCCGAGCGCCAGAAGAAGCGCGTGGACCCCATGTACCATGAGAAAATCGACCGGCTGCTTGACCTCTACTGTCGGAAATTGGCAGAAAATTTGAATGACAAGTATGCTATTGCCGCCCGCTGCCCCTCTATGCTGGTATCTGGCAGAGCGAACTTCCCAGTTCAAAAGAAAAAGAAGCAGAATGCGGCCGAAGAGCGCAGGCTCGAAGAGTGGAAGCACATTCAGGGCTTGCTTGATAAAATCCGCAGCGTCGGCACCGGCGGTATCAGCTCCGATGACCCGCAGGCCGTGGAGAAGCTGGAGGCGAAGCTCGCCACCCTGGAGAAGCACCAGGAGATGATGAAAGCGGCCAACGCCGCCATCCGCATGAAAGACCCGGCCAAGGGAGACGCCAAGCTCGCGGAGCTGGGCTACACCCCGGAGGACATCGCCAAGCTCAGAGCGCCGGACTTTTGCGGGCGCATCGGTTATCCGGCCTACGCGCTCCAGAACAACAACGCCAATATCCGGCGCATCCGTGGCCGGATCGCAGAACTCAAGAAGCGGACCGAGAACACCCCGGAGGGCTGGGAGTTCGACGGGGGCCGGGTCGTGGTGAACACCGCGGAGAACCGCCTCCAGGTCATTTTCGATGGGAAACCCGACGCGGACGTCCGAACTGAACTCAAGGGAGAGGGCTTCCGGTGGGCGCCGTCGCAGGGGGCATGGCAGCGGCAGTTGACCGACAACGCCATGAGAGCCGCCCGCCGGTTGAAGTGCATCGCGCCCCAGGTCTGAACCATCTACCAAAATCATACCAGAAAGCGGGTGAATGAGAGTGGCTATCACAACAACAAAAAAGCCCCCCGCGTATCTGCGGGAGGCAAGGATGAGGGCTGGATTTGTCAGCCGGGGAACGGCGGCAACCGTTGTTCCGTATTCGCCGGAGACCATAGGACGCCATGAGCGCGGCGACGTGGAGATGGAGCCGGAAGACGCCCTGGTCTATGCGGAGTGCTACCAAAGCCCGGACATCCTACCCAGGTATTGCGCTACCTGTCCGGTAGGACGGGCAATCGGGAGAACGGCCACCGACCGCCCCCTTGCCCATGCGACGCTCAGGGTCCGGCGGCTCATCGAGGACGGTCAAGACGTGGCCGACCGCCTGGAGGAAATCGCCTTTGACGGCGTCGGCACCAAGCGCCTCATGGCCAACACGGCGGCGCAGCACATGAAAAAGCTGTAATATCCCCGGCGCTCCGGCATAGCCTATGCTGGGGGTGTATGGAGATGAGCCGGAGGAAGCGAAGACGCAGAAGGATCCTTCTGATCGCGCTGCTGCTTGTCATTACGGGGCTGATCCTGCTCACGCAGC